TCGGCAAGGACGATGACGGGAATCTGTTGGTCACCGCTGAGGACCCGCGGTTGGTCACGGCCATCACGGACCCGGCGAACCCGTACAAGGTGCTGGCCGCGTTGAAGCTGTTCCACGACGACGTGAACGACGAGGACGTCGCCTATCTGTACCTGCCGGGTGAGCTGCTGGTGGCGAAGAAGCCACGGCGGCGGATGCCGGGCAGCGCTGACGTGAAGTTCAACCCGGCCGCGTTCCGGTGGGACTTCGACATTCTCAACGACCTTGGCGACGCGGTCTATGAGGGCGCGTCGGGTCCTATCCCGTGGTTGCAGGACCGTGACGAGGACGGGAACGTGACCGGCGGTGTGGTGCCGGTGGTGCCGTTCGTCAACGAGGACGGCCTGGCCGAGTTCGAGGCGTTCATCCCGCAGATCGACCGCATCAACCAACAAATTTTGCAGCGCATGACGATCGCGACCGTGCAGGCGTTCAAGCAGCGCGCGTTCAAGGGGCTGCCGGTCACTGACCCGGACACGGGCCAGAAGATCGACTACGACACGATTTTCACGGCCGATCCGGGCGCGGTATGGAACGTCCCCGCGTCGGTGGACATCTGGGAGTCGGGGCAGCTGGACTTCTCCGGCATCCTCCAGGCGATCCGCGACGACGTGAAGGACTTGTACGGCACGTCCGGCACTCCCGCGTACCTCGCCAGCCCGGACGCGGCGAACGCGTCCGCTGAGGCGGCGTCGTTGCAGCGCGAGCAGACCACGTTCAAGGTCGAGACCCGGCAGGACCGGTTCGAGCCGTCGCATCAGTTGACGATGAAGCTGATGTTCCGCACGTTGGGTGATGTTGAGCGGGCTAACGGTTCGGTCGGGATCATCTGGGCTCCGGCTGAACGCTGGTCGATGACCGAGCGGGCCTCCGCGATCGCGCAGACGAAGGGTGTCATCCCCCGCTACCAGCAGTTGACCGAGATTTGGGGCATGGACCCGGCGCAGGCCGACCGTGCCATGTCCGAGTTGACGGACGACATGGTCTTGGATCAGCAGTACGCGGCCGGGTTGACCGCCGCTCAGGGTGCGGTCACGAATGTCACCGACACCAGCGCCGCCTGACGCTCCGCAGCAGTCTGCGGGCCCGTCCGAGGCGGATCTGTCCGCCGGGGCCGGGATCGCGGCGCTGGTGGACGCTCAGGCGGCAGTACGGGCCAGGTACACGCGGCAGGCCGTCGCGATGGCGCAGCATTCGGCGCGGACGTTCACCGGCTGGTACGACACGGACCGGGTCAGCGAATGGTCCGCCAGCCTGGCGCGGCAGATCGAGGCGATCCAGCGGGCCGTCGCCGGCACCACTGACGCCTACCTCGCCCGGGCGTTGTCGTCGATGGTTGGCGGCAGGGTTCGGCCGGTCGGCCGGGTCGACGTGTCCAGCCTCCGGGTCGGTGTCACGCATGCGGGTGCTTACGCTCGCGCGGCGGACGTGTACCGGTGGCAGCAGTCGCAGTTCGACACCGCGGCCCGCTCGCTACTCACCGCCCCGACGCCGACCCCGCCGGCACTGATCGACCCGGTGGCCGCCGCGGTGGACCGGGTCGCCGCGGTCGCGGACATGGATGTTCAGCTCGCGGACCGGGCCCAGTCCCAGCAGGTACTCGCCGACGCGGCCGACCGGCGGGACATCCGCGGCTACCGGCGGGTGATCCACCCGGAACTGTCGCAGGGCGGCACGTGTGGGCTGTGCATCGCAGCGTCGGACCGCTTCTACCACGTTGCCGATCTGCGGGCTGTCCACGCCCGCTGCGCGTGCACTGTGCTTCCGGTTGTGGGGCAGCAGGACCCCGGGTCCGGGTTGAACAACCTTGACCTCGGCGCCCTGTACGAGCACGCGGGCAGCACCGACGGGCGGAAGTTGAAAGCGACCCGCTACCAGTTCGACGAGCACGGCGAGCTTGGTGTGGTGTTGGCGCCGAAGGGCAGCAAGACCCGCACGGCACGCACCGCGGACCGGGAAGCGAACAAGCCGCCGCGCCGGGCGAAGACTCCGGCGGAGAAGGCGGCGCAGGTCCGCCGAATCCGTGACGACCTGGCCGCGTCGCTGCCGAAGGCGCACGCCCTGGCCGCGAAGGACCCGCAGGAGTGGGGTCCGTTCGTGACCCGCATCGAGGCCCGCATCGCGGACCTCGACCACCAGCTTGCCGCATAGCGGTGTAGGCGCCACGTCCGCGCTCAAGGACGGTCAATGCCGACGGGCTAACGGAGCACACATGCACGAGCACGACAGCACCAACCTGCCTCTACACCCGCGCACCGGCCTTCGGGCGGTGTACGTCAACCCCCGCACGGGCCGCGCCTACTGGCCGGTCCTCGGCGGCGCCGACGACGGCAGCGAAGGTGAGAACGGCAATGGGGACGGTCACCAGCAGGCCGGATCGTCATGGACGCCACCTGCGTCGCAGGACGACCTCAACCGCATCATCGAACAGCGGCTCGCTCGGGAGCGCGCGAAGTTCGCCGACTACGACGACTTGAAGGCCAAGGCCGAAAAGCACGACGCGTTGGAGATGGAACTGTCCTCCGAGGCCGAGAAAGCGGCGCGGAAGGCGCGTGAGGAAGCTGCCGCAGCGACCCGCGCGGAACTCCAGCCGCAGTTCGTCCTCGCCAAGCTCGAGGCGCACGCCGCTCGCGCGGGCGTCGCTGACGAGGATCTGACCAAGGCGCTCCGCTACGTGGACCCGTCGAAGTTCGTCACCGACGACGGCACCCCTGACAGCGAGGCGATGAAGGACTTCGTCGGCGCGATCAAGCCGTCGAAGCAGGACGACGACCACCGAGGTCCGGGCCGGTTCCCGAGCTTCGGGCAGGGCGCCCGCCCGGCGTCGAAGCAGACCCAGCGTGAGATCGGCCGCGCCGCCGCAGAGCGGCGCTTCGGAACCACCGCGAACAAGTAACCGCGGTTGCACCACAGGGATGACGTCGTTCCCCAAAACGACGGCGAGGCCGGTTGTCGGCCTTCACACCACCAACCAACCCGCTTCGCATCCCTGAAAGGACGCATCAACGATGACCAACATCGGCGTTTTCAGCATGCCGTACCAGTCCGAGGACCGGTCCTGGCTGCTGACTGAACTGGAGGACGCGTACAAGCAGAGCGCCACGCTCTCGATTGCCGCGTTCACCCAGGCCACCCACTTCCCGAACTACTACATCCCGTCCGGTACGGCTCTCGGTGTCATCACCGCGTCCTCGACCGGCGGGGCGATCGTCGTCGGCCCCTACGACGACACCGCCGCCGACGGCCGGGAGACGTGCATCGGCTACCTCGCGTCCTCGACGCTCGTCGTGAACCCGATGTACCAGCCGCTCGCGAACGTGGGCGTGGCGATCGTGCAGGCGTTCGCTGCCGTCAACATCAACCGGCTTCCGTTCAACTCGACCAACGCCGCTACCGGCCGCGGATACATCGACGCGAACGGCGAAGCCGACCTTCCCCGCATCCACCACGTCGCGCTCTGACGGGACTGAGGAGACCACATCATGGCTATCATCTTCGACGGCCCCGTCTCGCCGGACGCGCTCACCGAGTACGTCCGCAACGTGCCGACGCCCGTCAACCAGGTGCTGAACCAGATCCTGCCGGATCGCATGTTCAGCCAGAACAAGATCGACGTGTCGGTCCTGACCCGCCGCGGCCGGACGGCCCGGTTCCGCGCCTACGACGCGGACGTGCACGTCACGTCGCGTGACACCGCGGTCCTGTCGACGGTGAAGCTGCCGCCGCTGTCCGACTCCATCACCCAGGGTGAGCTGGAGACCCTGGAACTGGAGATGGCGCGCAGCAACGGCAGCAACATGCAGCCGATCATCGACCAGATCTACGACGACGCCGGGAACCTGACCCGCAACATTCAGCGCCGCATGGAGCTGGCTCGCGGCGACGTCCTCGCCGACGGCGTGTTCACCCTCGCGGGTGAGGGCGGCCTGACGCTGACGGCTGACTACCAGGTGCCGTCGGCGAACAAGCCGACCGCCGGCGTCCTGTGGTCCGACACGGCCAACAGCGACCCGCTGTCCGACCTGTACAACTGGGTGTACGCGTACACGGTCACGATGGGCAACGGGTTCGCCCCCGAGGGGCTGCTGCTGTCGCGTTCGATCCAGAACTACCTGCTGAACAACACGAAGATCCGCACCGCCACCGGCAGCGTCCTCGGCATCAACTCCTCGGTCACGCTCACGGACCTCAACTCCGTGTTCGTCGCCCGCGGCATCCCGCCGCTGCTGCCGACCTACGACACCGCCGTCGACGTCGACGGGACGCGCACTCCGGTGCTGCCCGCCAACAAGGTGATCTTCGTGCCGCCGGACCCGGGCGAGAACCTCGGCTACACCGCGTGGGGTGTGACCGCGACGGCGCTGAAGCTGGCGAACAGCGGCAACGCGGAGATGACGTTCGAGGAGGCCCCGGGCATCGTCGGCGTCATCGACCAGGGCGACGACGTCCCCTACAGCCAAAAAGTGTACGTGGACGCGGTCGGCATGCCGGTCATCAACAACCCCTACGCGCTGTTCGCGGCGACGGTGGCGTGATGGCGAAGCTGAACACCCACGTGTACGTGATGCACGAGGGGAACACGGTCGGTTTCGGCCCGGAGGACGACGTTCCCGAGTCGGTGGCCCGTCAGCTCGGCGCGCACGTCTTCGAGAACGGGGAGCACCCGTTCCCTGACGGTGGCCGGTCGGCCGGCTCGCCCCCGCCGAAGGCCGGGCCCGGGTCGGGCGCCGACTCCTGGTCGCAGTACGCGGCCGAGCTGGGCGTGCAGGTGCCGGAGGGGGCTAAGCGCGACGAGATCGTGCAGGCCGTCTCCGACGCCGGCAAGCCCGTCGAGTAGCACTCCAATCGGATCGGCTT